AATAATGAAAAGGGGTTTTTTATGAAACATTTAAGAGAAAAAATTTTATTACAAGCTAAAAAATATTTTGCTAAATATGACATGGCTTGTAGCTTTGATTTTAAGTTTTCTAATTATGATGATAATTCTTTAAACATAGAGTTAGTTTATGGAAGTGAATTACACGAGTGGATTAGAAGTAGAGAAGAATATGACACAGAGAGAGTTATGGACATATTTGGTTTCAAGAATGATGAAAATTATTCTTGGGAGTGGGTAGATACTAACAATATAACTTTATACAAGGAGAGTGCTTAACAGCACTTTCCTTTTCAATAATAATTATGGCAAGGAGATATAAATGGGTGGACTAAAATTTTATGACTTTTGCAGTAATGATACTGTAAAATTTAAAGTAATAACAAATGACAAAATAACTTATTACTTCAAGATTCATCATATAGACGATACTATAGGACTTTATGATAATGATATGAACTTAATAAAAACAATTAAAGGGGTGATATAATGATAGAAACTAGAAAATACTTAAAAGAAATAATTAATTGTAATTTAGACCCAGAAAGAAAAGTACAATTATTATCTGAATTAGTTGAACAAGTAATAGATTACTCAGAGGAATTAAAAAGTTTACAAGATAGACATAATGCAAGAACAAAAAAAATTCTTTCGAGTGGGGGTTAATATGAACAAACACATTTTAAGACATATCTTAAAAAGTACCCCAAAGAGATATACATTTTGGAACACACATTTGCGTTTCAAAATATTAGGAATTTGCTTTTTATTATTTATTATTTTTTGCCTAGCTGGGTGCAGTTCAAAACGAATAGTAGATAGTAGAGGTAAATCATCAGCGAATGTCGAAGGCGACATGAACAGATACCATGATGACTTATATACTTGCGAATCCTTAGTAAAAGATGAAACAAATTTTTTAGTAGATGCTGGAAAAGTAGTGTATAATTCATTAAGATTTAGAGTGTTATGGCTATCACCTAAACTTCAAACAAGGAAAGATTATATAGATAACTGTTTGGAGGGAAGGGGATATAACATAGTAAATAAATAAAATAATAATAATGAGGAGAAAAATATGAATGAAGGAAAAATAGCTAAGACATACGACAATAGCAAAACTAATGAAGAGGGAGTATATATTAATAATTATGCTTTTGATTTAACAGATGGAACTAGATTGTATTGCAGAGAAAAATTAGATCCAATTCCACAGCCAAATTCAACAATAAGTTATGTTGTAAAAGGAGTTAAAACTTCGGCTAACGGAAATCAATACAGCAACGTAGAATCGGTAAAAGTGATTGCAGAAAGCAGTCAACCAGTTGCAACTACTAATGGTGCTAATGGATTCAAACCTGATGCTAACAAAGACAGACTTATATTTGTTACTGGTGTTGTAGGTAGAGCTATGGGTAGTGGTAATTTTTCTGAAGAAAAAATAGATGTCATTACTGAAAGAGCTATTGCATCTTTTAATAAACATCTTGGCTAATGAAAGATTATAAAAAACTTTTCAGCAGATATTGGGGGTATCAAGATCAGACCCCTATTTGCTGGGGGTGTAATCAAGCTGTAGGGGTAGATATACACCATTTGATACCTAAGGGTATGGGGGGAGTAAAAAACAACAGATTAAACAGAATAGACAACTTATTTTTATTGTGTCGTAAGTGTCATGAAATGGCACACAAAAACAAAGCTATTAATGAAAAATATAAAAAAATGTTAATAGAAAGAATACAACTAAAGGAAGCTGGTTATGTCTAATAAAAAAAATAAATATGAAATAAACTATAAAATGGAATTTAAAAACAGACCCACTAAATTTGAAGTGGAAACAAAACTTTTTAATTTATTAAGAGATGGATTTACTTTGCGAACACCAGAGGAACAAGATGATTATGTTAGAGCAAAAGAGATCAGGGAAAAGAAAAGTGCCTAAAAGAAAAGAAGGCATAAAATTAATTTACAAAGCAGAGGAATACTGGAAAAATTTTGTACATTTAAAAAAATGCCATGAGTGTGGAGAGGTAGCAGAACACTATTATAGATTTAAATTCTATTGTGAAGATTGCTACCAAAAACTAAAAAAACAAAGGGAGATAAAATGAACATAAGAAAGATAATAGATTCGTATAAATACGGATTAATAGATGGATTATTTAGAGGAAAAAAAAGTAAAACTAATTATAAAGATACAAAGTATGTTCGTATCTATAAAGAAGGTTTTGATTTTGGAGTAACTTTAAATCCTTACAGAATTAAAAATGACTGATATTTATAGCTTACAATTTGACCCACATAAGTTATCTCATCAACAAGAGCAGTTGGGTTTAGAGTTTAGTGATAATGACACAGCACTAGAAATAATGAAAAAAGAATTGCAACTAATAATATCAGAATTAACACTTTATTATTCTCAGAATATAAAGTATAAAAACACTTCAGAATTAAATGCACATATTTATTCTGATAAAAGAATTAAGGACTTTAACATTAGATATGAAAAAGTACTTAAGCAGAGGAATCGGTCTAAAATTAGATACGAATCCTTTAAGACTTTCAGAGACGATTTGAGGACTAAAGTCGTTTCAGAGAGAGAAATGGCGAAACACAACATTTAATAGAAAGGAGTATGTTATGAGCCAACCAAAAATAAAAAAACTTACACAAAAAGAAATGATACTACAACATTTAAAAGAGGGTAAAGCGATTACCCCTTTAGATGCACTTACTAAATTTGGTTGTTTTAGATTAAGTGATAGAATATTTGTGTTAAGAAAAGAAGGTAATGATATATCTACAAATTATATAACTAAGGGTGGCAAAACTTTTGCTGAATACACTTTAGAGGGAGAAGCAAATGAGTGATAGATTATTTACTGAGGAAGAGTTACAAATACAATCTGAAAAACTTGATTTAGATAAAGAAAGAACTTTAGCTAGATATAAACCTGAATTTGATAGTATGAAAGAACTTATACAAGCATTAGAAAATTATCAGTCAAAGTATGGAAAAGAAAGTAATGTATATTTTGAGATTTTAGATTTAAAAGCAAAACTTTTAAAAAACAAAGAATCATTAGAAGAATTTTTAAAGGTGCTGTAATGGAATATATTACTTTTTTTATTACTGTGATTTTATTTGCTATATTCATTCAGGTAGTTGGTGTTATATGATAGAGCATTTTAAAAAGTTTGATGGTGGTGGTAAGAAAGACTTACTGCCACTATCTTTTAGTCAGCTCACAGAGTTTGCTTTTCATAGAGAAAGATGGGCATTAAAAAGATTGTTTGGTTATGAGTTCCCATCTAGTCCAGCTATGATTCGAGGAACTGTAGTAGAATCTGGTTTAAATATGTGGCTCAATGGAATAGATGCTGATGAATCAATAAAAAAAATGTTATCTGAGTATGATGAAAATATTAATCTACTAAAGGGATCAAAAAATTCAGAGGAAAGAGAAAATTTAGTTCCTTTATTTGAAGAGGGTATAAACAGATTAAAGGAGTATGCTTTTAAATTAAATCTTATAGGGTATCAAGAAAAAATAGAAATGAATATACAAGGAATACCATTAATAGGATTTACAGATTTTCACTTCATAGATACCAAAACAAAAGAAGATGTATATATTGACTTAAAGACTACTCTTAGAAAACCTAATGGAATATCAAATAGTCATGCTATGCAACAAGCAATATATCAAAGTTCAACTAACTGCTCACAAAAGCTATGGTATTTAGTTTGCAAAAAGTCTGGTACTGAGTTTTATGAATTTAGTTTAGATAATTACAAAAGACCAATGCAAATTTGTGAACACATAGTCAAGGTTATGGGGAACTGGTTAGCAAAAGTTGATTCGTTAGATGATGTGAAAAACTTATTGATTCCAAACCCTGATGATTGGATATGGAAAGATGAAGCAGTATATAAAGCTAGAATGGAAGTATGGGGGTATTAATTACCCCTTTACCAAAAATAGCATTTAGGTTTATTATAAAATAGAGGAGAAAATAATGACATTTATAAGTAAAGAAAGCAAACCCCAAGAAAAATTAAAAGCATGGTATTTATTTACTGAAGATTTTATTGCTGGAACTATGAGTAATACAGCAGTTGAAGTAGGAGTGTATATAAGATTGTTATGCTGGAACTGGAACAAGAGATGCCAAGGTATACCAAAAGATAGCAATACATACTATAGAATAGCAAACTGTATCACAGAGGAGGAAAAAAAAGCTTGTGAAACAGTATTGAAACAATTTTTTGTTGAGGTTCAAGATCATTACCAGAATGAAAGACAACTGCAAGAATATTTGTTTATCACTAAAAGAATAGAAGCATCAAAGCTAAATGGAAGGCTTGGAGGTAGACCAAAAAAACCTAGCATAGAACCTAGACCTAACCTAGATAAAACCCCTCCTACCCCTACCCCTACCTCTACCATTAAACCTAAAACCAATAAAAAGGATTATTTCCCTTTATTTTGGAATAAAATTATTAATAAGGTAAGTAAGGGAATAGCAGAAAAGAATTTTAAAAATATTGATGATAAGTGGAAAGAAAAACCAGAACAACTTGCAGAAACTTACAATAAATATTACAGTTCTATAGAAGATAAAAAATTTGCAAAACAACCAGCCTATTGGTTGTCAGCAAAAAAGTATGAAGATGAAGAAGCTAAAATAGAAAACAACTCAGGAGAAGTATATCCTCTAAGGTTAAAAATGTTCAAACAAGCAATACAAGACAAAGATAAAAGTTCTTTTATACAAAGTTTTGCTAATCAACATTTTCCAGATGTTCAAAGAGCAATCAAGGAGGGCGAGTTCACAAAAGAAGATGCAATTAAATATTTAAACATGGGTAGTAGACTTTGACAGATAGATTTAAAGGAGATGTTCCTAGACAAGATTACACCTTCTATAGTATGGGTAAAAAAGAAAAGAATGATGAAAAACAAAAAGATAAATTTTCGACTGGTAAATGGTTATTCTGTTGTAAGTGTGGAGCAAATCCAATAATCAAAGTAGATAATGCTATAGAATATATATGTGAAAAATGTTTAAAACAATATTTCAAAGGCAAAGTAAAATGGAAATTATAAAGAAAGCAGAACTCTTTAGAAAGTTAGTTATTGAAATAGATATAAAAAAATATGATCAAAAAGAATATGAGAAAATAGTAAATTTAATTTATCAAGATATATTCAGAATAGAATAATGGCTAGACCTAAGAAATATAATATAGATGTAGAACAATTAAAAAAGTTAGCTAAATTTGGTTGCACTAACAAGGAGATGGCAGATTTCTTTGGGTGTTCAGCAGACTTACTTGAAAAGAGTTATTCGGATATATTGCTAAAAGGAAGGGCAGAGCAGAAATTAAGGTTAAGACAGCTACAATGGAAGTCAGCAGAAAAAGGTAATGTAACTATGCAAATATTTTTAGGTAAGAACTTATTAGGTCAACAAGATAGAATAGAAGAGAACCAGTTAGAAGAGCCTTTAGTATGGACAAATGATTGATGCCACTAACTGAACCACAAAAAGCAGTAACTAATTCTAAAGCTAGATTTAGGGTTTTGATTACTGGTAGAAGGTTTGGTAAAACATATTTAGCAATAAACGAAATAGCCAAGTATTCAAGTCAACCTAATAAAAAGGTCTGGTATGTAGCTCCTACTTACAGACAAGCAAAGGCAATATGCTGGAATGTGTTAAAAGAAAAAATGTTAGCACATAGATGGGTTAAGACTATCAACCATAGTGATCTTACTATTACATTAAGAAATAACTCAACAATTACCTTAAGGGGGTCAGATAATGAATCAGCACTAAGGGGGGTTGGGTTAGATAAATTAATTATTGATGAATTTTCAGACGTAAACAAGACAGCTTGGTATGAAGTATTAAGACCAACATTATCAGATACAAATGGTCATGCTTTATTCTGTGGAAGTCCAAGAGGTTTTGGTAACTGGAGTTATGATCTATTTAAGATGGGTGAAACAAACAATGAATGGGAGAGTTTCAAATATACTACATTAGAAGGTCAGCAAGTTAGTAAAGAGGAAATAGAACAAGCAAAACAAGATTTAGATTTGAGAACATTTCAGCAAGAATATGAAGCAACATTTGTAAACTATTCAGGAATGATATATTATAATTTTAGTAGAGAAAAAAATATAATAGAAACATATAAGGATAATGAATTGTTTTATCACATAGGACTAGACTTTAACGTAGACCCAATGTGTGCAGTAGTAACTACAATAAGTAAGAATATAGTTACAGTAATAGATGAGATACAAATATATTCCTCTAATACGAATGAGATGTGTGAAGAGATCAGAAACAGATATAAACATAAAAATATTATTATCTATCCTGATCCTAGTGCAAGACAAAGAAAAACATCTGCTGGTGGACTAACAGATTTAGCAATACTTAAAAACTTTGGATTTGAGGTCAAGTGTAAAAACACAGCTCCTTTAGTTAGAGATAGAATCAATGCAGTAAATTCTAAATTAAAAAATGTTGCTGGTAAAAGTAGTTTATTTGTTTTAAATACTTGTAAAAATGTGATAAAGAGTATAGAAAGACAAATATACAAAGAAGGAACTCATATACCAGATAAGGATAGTGGGTACGATCATTTTAATGATGCTCTGGGTTATTTGATAGAATACAACTATCCTATAAGGAGAAACTTTATACCAACTGATCAAAAGAGGTGGAGTTAAATGAATAGAGATGAATTACAAGAGAAACACCATTTATGGAAAGCTAACATAGAGAACTGGGAATTTTACATACGCAGTTACCTGGGTGGCAATGATTACAAAAACGGATATTATTTACACAGATATATTTTGGAATCACCTGAGGAGTATGATGCAAGAATAAGACATACTCCATTAGATAACCATTGTAAGAATGTCGTGCAAATATACACCAGTTTTTTATGGCGAGTTCCTCCCACTAGAGATTACGGAAGTTTAGATGGAGATGAACAACTACAATCTTTTATCAAAGATGCAGATTTAGATGGGAGGAGTTTTAACACAATTATGAGGGAAGTGCAGATGAACGCATCTATCTATGGTAACTGCTGGGTTATTGTAGACAAACCTCAAAGCAATGCAAAAACAAGAGCAGAGGAACTGGCTCAAGATATAAGACCTTATGTATCAATATATACACCAGAGAATGTTGTTAACTGGAATTACAGTAGAGCAAATAGTGGTAGATTTTATTTAGACTATTTAGTCATTGTAGAAGATATGACAACTGAAAGAGCTATCATAAAAGTATTTACAGAGGAAACTATCAGCACTTATGAAGTAGAAGAGTATGATAAAGAGTATGAGGAAGGAGATGCAAAACTGTTAGACGAAGTGCCTAATCCTATAGGAGTTATACCAGCAGTAAATGTTTATAATTTAAGAGGTCATAAAAGACCCATAGGTATAAGTGATTTATCAGATGTGGCATATTTACAACAATCTATCTATAATGATTATTCAGAAAAAGAACAACTGATAAGACTAGCAAACCACCCTAGCTTAGTTAAGACACCTAATGTAGAAGCATCTGCTGGAGCTGGTTCTATTATAGAAATACCTGAAGATATGGATAGTGCTTTGAAACCTTACATCATTCAACCTAGTGGTCAAAACCTAGATGGCATTATGAAGTGTATACAAAATAAAGTAGATGCTATAGATAGAATTACACACATGGGTTCAGTAAGAGCTACTGGAACACAGATAGCTAGTGGTATAGCATTACAAACAGAATTTCAATTACTCAATGCAAGACTGTCGGAGAAAGCAGATTATTTAGAAAATGCAGAGGAACATATCTGGAGTTTATTTGCTAGATGGTTAGATAAAGAATTTGATGGTTCAGTAAATTACCCAGATACTTTTGATGTTAGAGATTGGGCGAATGATATGCAATATTTACAAATGGCAAAAGCTAGTGGTGTAAAGTCAGAAACATTTAACAAAGAAATCGACAAACAAATTGCAGATACAGTTATAGATGACAACGACAAGATAAAAACAATTAATGAAGAGATTGACAACTCAAGATCAGTTCGAGGTCAATTTCAAACAACAAACGTAGAGGGAGTAACAGTTGGCGAAACAGAAGAGGAAACGAGTTCCTAAAGATAAAAAAACTAAGATACCTAAAAAGTATCTTTCAGGTTTAAAAGGATCAAAAAGAACTATGAGAGCTAATTTAATTAAACAAGTTAGTGCATTGTATAAAAGTGGTGCAAGAATACCTAGATCATTATTAAGAAGAAGGACTAGGGTATAATGGCAGTAAAAAGAAAACCATTATCAGCAACAACTATCAAAACATTAAAAGCAAAAGCAAAGAAATCAAAACTATTTAATTTAGCAGATTTAAAAGCTAGTTATCGCAGAGGACAAGGTGCGTTTCTGAGTTCTGGTAGTAGACCTAGAATGTCTATGAACGCATGGGCTATGGCTAGAGTAAACAAACTAATTAGCAGAGGCAGATCAGGAACTTTTGATACAGATTTAATTAGAAGAGCAAGTAAAAGAAAGAGAAAAAAATAATGGCAGAATATAGAGGTAAACAAGTAAAACTAAATAAACCTTTTAGACTATCTGCTAGTGAATCAAAGAGAAAAAAGTTTGGGGTATATGTAAAAGAAAAATCTACTGGGAAAATAAAAAAAGTTACTTTTGGTGCAAGGGGTATGAGTATAAAGAAAAGTATACCAGCTAGGCAAAAGTCGTTTCTAGCAAGAATGGGTGGGGTGCTAAAAGAGGTAAAGGGTCAAAAAACATTATCACCAGCTTACTGGTCTATTAGAGCATGGAAAAAAAACTTTCCTTTATAAATTATGTCAAGGATATTAGAAAAATTAGCAGACCAGCATGAGGAACGAATAATCAATGTGCTGTATAAATTAGAAGAAGATGTTATTAAAGAAGTTACAAGAGCTACTAAAGGGCAACTGGTATCACAAAGGATAGCAATACAACTGCAACCAAAGATCAGACAAGCAATAGAAAACAATTTTCTCAATGAAGCTGATCTCATTATTAATGAAGAGTACAACAAAATAGCAAAAGAAGTACTAGACACTTATGGAGAACTACCTATACCCAATAAGTTTAAAAGTCTTACTGAAGCAAACTTATCTACTATCAATGCACTAAAGTTTCAAAGTTACTCAGGTTTTGAAGATATAGGCGAAAGATTTATTAAAGTAATTAATGATGAGCTGTATCAAAGCACAATAGCTGGTAGACCTTTTGAAGATATGGTAAGCAATATTAGAGGACATATCAATGGAGTGTATCAAAGATCAAATCAAAAAGAGATAAATGAGCTGGTAGATTTTATTAATGAAAATAAATATGATAAGTTTAAAAAATCTCTAGTAGAAGATGCTGTAAGAAAATTACACACGCAGTATGCTAGTGATAGAGCTGGTAATAATTTAAGAAGATATGCTGGTCAGATAGCTCACGATAGTGTTATGCAGTTTCATGGTCAGTTTACTATAGCAAAAGCAAAAGAAAGTGGACTTACACATTTTACTTATAGTGGTACTTTGGTCAGAGATAGCCGAGATTGGTGCAGAGGTATTTTAGGTAAAACCTACACAGAAAAACAAATAAGAGAACTATGGAACACTAGGTCTTGGAATGGAAAAGCAAATGGCGACCCATTTATTGTCAGAGGTGGATATAGATGCAGACATACTTGGATTCCAACAGACCCAGCTTGGGGTGAAAAAACACTTGATGAATTACCACCAGAGGAAGATATAGAAGAAACAACACCAGAAGTATCACAAAATTTAGCATCAGTTGTAACAGCACCAAAAAGAAAATTTGGCAAATACAAAGGATTAACAGACGAGCAAGTAAAAAATGTAGTAGATAAAGATTTAAAAAGTCAGCTTACACCTACAACATTAAAAGTATTTAATAATGTTCCTTTAGTAAATGGAATTACACTTAATCAAAAAAGAGCATATTTTAGACCAGAAGAAGATACACTTGTAACTAATGCTAAAGCTGGAACTTTGGCTCACGAATATGGACATTATATAGATTACAAAACTGGCAGTAGAAAAATAAGACAGTTTGAGTTTCAGCCTAAACCTTGGTCATTTGAAAATAAAAAATTTAGAGAAGCATTTGAAAAAGATGCAGAAAATTTTACATCAGATGCTACTAAAGGCTCAAATAAATTGCAAAAATACTTTAATGAATTAGTAGAGATTAGATATTACGAAAAAAAAGTAAGAGGAAAAATAAGAGAAACTGGTTATTATGAGGGAAAGTTAGAAGGAGATGATAGAATTACTGATATTATAGATGCTTTAGTAAATGGTAGATTTCACTCTCTTTATAAAGCACCTGGACACGGACTTGACTATTACAGAAAAGTAGAACTCCGAATGACAGAAACATTTGCTAATTTATTTGCAGTTCAAAAAAATAAAAGAGCTTTAAATATTTTAAAAGATATAGTGCCTAACACTATGAAACAATTTGATGAAAGGATAAAAGAACTTGCTAAGTGATAAAGAAATAGATAAAAGACTTGATGAAGCAAAATTGCCAGAGGATTATGAAAAGTTATATATAGATATGTTTGGGGAAAAAGTGCCAACAAGGAGTGATACTTGGGGTGAATTTCCAGTAGATATGATTTTAGAAGCTATTGATAAAAAGAAACCAATAGAAAAAGAACAATTATATGAGGAAGGAAAAATAATCCTATAGTTACAGATAATGTAGATTTTACTGTAAAACTTTGATATAAATAAATTACAACTGGAGAAAATATAAATGTCTAATGAAACTGAAACAAAAGAAGTGGAACAAACTGCACAAACTACTGAGCAAGTAGAAACACCGATAGTAGAGGAGAAAACAAAAGAAAAAACTTTTACTAAAGAGGAACTTAATGAAATAGTAGAAAGAAGATTACTAAAAGACCGATTAGCAATAAATAAAAGACTGGGAGTTGAGGATATAGATACAGCAATTAATATAGTGAAGGCACAAAAAGAAACAGAGGAAAAACAAAAAATACAAAAAGGAGAGTTTGAAGAGATACTTAAAAATAAGAGTCAAGAATGGAATAAAGAAAAAGCTAATCTTGAAAATCAACTTCGCGATATAAAAATAAATAAATCTTTACTATCTTCAGCATCAAAGAACAAAGCAATTAATCCAGATCAAGTTGTAGAATTACTCAATAAAAATATTAAATTAAATGAATCTGGTAATGTAGAAATACTAGACAAGAATGGTATTGCAAGATATAACAGTAATGGGGAACTCTTAACGACTGACGAATTAGTGCAAGAGTTTTTAACACAGAACCCTCACTTTGTAACTGCTACTCCTTCAGGTAGTGGTTCGGTGTCAAATGTGGATCAAGGAGGACTCAACTCCGTATTTAAAATTGAGGATTTAGATATGAGCAACCCAAAGGATAGAGAAAAGTACTCTAAGTGGAAGCAAAAAAGAGATTCTAAACCAAGGGTAATAAACTCATAATTTTTAATTTTTTTATTTTTAGGAGTTACTATGGCAAACGAAACAACAAGTAGTACTATATCAGAACTCTATACTGAGATAGTAGCCGAAGCATTATTTGTTGCCAATGAGCAATCAATAATGAGAAATCTAGTCAGAAACTACACAATCGCTGGAGGAGGTAAATCTGTTGAAGTACCTATTTATGGAACAGTATCAGCATCAGCAGTTAATGAAGCAACTGACTTATCTAACACAGCAGTCAACCCAACATCTGTTACAATAACTGCATCAGAAAAAGGTATTATGACAACACTTACTGATTTAGCTAGAAATTCAGCAGAATCAGATGTGGCTGGGCAAATTGGAAAATTATTTGGTGAAGCTATTGCAACAAAGATGGATCAAGATTTAATAGCTTTATTTGATGGATTTTCAACTAGCATAGGTGGTGCTGGAACAGAACTAACTATAGACAATATATTCAAAGCAGTTGCAACACTAAGACAAGCTAATGTTCCAATGCCTTATTATGGAGTCTTTAATCCGAAAGTTATTTATAATGTAAAGAAATCATTAACGAATACTTTTGTGAATCCTAATGGTGGCGATTTACAGAATGAAGCTATGAGAACTGGCTTCATAGGTACGATTGCTGGTGTTCAGATATTTGAATCTTCTAACGTAGATGGAACAACTGACACAGATAACTGTAAGGGTGGTATCTTCTCACAAGATGCTTTAGGTTTAGCAATGATGCAAGACCTTAAACTAGAAACTCAAAGAGATGCGTCTTTAAGAGCTGACGAAATTGTAGCTACAGCAGTTTATGGAGTTGGAGAACTTCATGATAGTTATGGTATCGAGATGCTTAACGAATCTGTTATTAACTAAATTTGATAGGGTGGGAAACCACCCTTTTCAATTAGGAGATTAAAATGAGTACAGTTAAATTAGTAAAAGATGGAAAAGTTATTGAAAGAAGTAAAGTTGATTATGAGCATAATCAAGGTAACTGGGAAATAAGGGGGTGGAAATTACAAGGAGATACACCTAAGGCACAACCTAAACCAGAACCAATAGAAGAACCAAAAAAAACAAAACCCAAAAAGAAGGGTAAATAATGGCTACCACAGAATTTGCTGTAGCAAACAGTAATTTGCAAAAAATACAACCTGATATTTTAGGTTTTGGTATTACAGACTTTGGCGACCAGTTACAATTTGCTGAGAATGATGTAATAAGAAGAGTTAGAGAGGAATGGTGGGAAAGATACAGACACACAGTCCGATATAAAGATATTACAAAAGTAACATCTGTTGAAATGACCAACAGCAAACTAACAAATTCACAATGGACACAATCCGTAGTGTATTTAGCATTGTGGAAATATGTTTACCCTATTTTGACCAAATGGCGAGATCCTGATACTGGAGAAGGCAAAGACACTTTTCAAGTACAGATAGATTTTTACAGAGATAGATATGAAGAGGAGTTTCAAGCTGTATTAAGAGATGGTGTTGAATATGATGAAGATAGTTCAGGTTCAGTAAGTGATTCAGAAAAAGAACCAATCCATCATTTAAGGTTAGTTAGGTAATGGAAGTCAAGGTTGAAGTAAATACTATCAATGTAGTAAACGAATTGAAAAGAATATCGAGTAAACAAAAACCAGTAATTTTAAAAGCACTAAATAAAGTTTCTAATATGGCTATATTTATGATTACTAAAAGAACGCAAAGTGGAAATTTACCAGATGGGGGTAAAATGATTCCTTATGCAAAATCTACAGTAAAAAGCAGAAAGAAAAGAGGAAGGCAAACTGGTTTTGTTGATCTAAAAGATTCTGGACAAATGTTTAGAAGTTTAACTTATGACATTAAAGGATTAAAAAGTTCTTTATTTTTTAGAGGTCAAGACCAGAATAAAAAAGCATCATACCACGATTTTTTTGGAGTTGGGAAAAAGAAAACAATAAGACCTTTTTTCTCTATTGGAAATAAAGAAGAGGATAAAATAAGGCAAGAGTTTACATCAACTTATTTTAAATCAATGAAGATATGAGCAAAAGAGAAAATATAGCTAGTGATATAATTACAAAACTTGATGCAGTAACTTCTCCTATAGAATTTAAAAAGATAACTAGAGAACCTTTTGAAGTAGAGGAACTTTCAGATGCACAGTTTCCAGCTTTGTTTGTTCAGTCTGGAGATGAAACAAGAGAAGTATCTAGCATAGGTGATACTGGTTCTGGAAGTTATAGAGGTTCTATTGATTTCTTAATAGTTGCTTTTGGAAAAGGTACAGATAGCAATATAGACACAGTAAGAAACCAACTAATAGAAGTTGTTGAAGAAACACTAGATAATGATATAACTAGAAATGGAAATGCTTTAGATACACAGATTGTTGAAGCATCAACAGATGAGGGAACTATATACCCTTATGGTGGTGTAAGAATAACTGCTAGAGTAATTTATGAATTTACAAGAGGGAGTGCATAATGGCAAAACAAGTAACTATGAAAAAAGGCGAAGATGTTATTAAATGTTCAGAGGATTATGTAGAGCATTTTGAAAAAGCTGGATATACTTTAGAAGGTAAAAAAAAAGTTGTTCAAAAAACTGAAAAAGTGATAAAACAAGAAGAGAAAAAAAAATAGCCACATAAAATAAAGGAGGTTTAAATGGCAACACATCATGGAAAAGAAGGAGTTGTAACAATAGGAGGAACAACTCTAGGCAATGCAACTGGATTTACAGTAGACACTACACACGATACAGTAGAAGATACTGCATTAGGTGATTCAATGAAATCATTTTTAGTTGGTAGAGGTACATATACTGCTAGTATAGATATGAACTTTGATGAAACTGATAGTGGACAAACTACTTTAGTACAAGGTGCAGAATTAACATTTGCATTTTTACCAGAGGGAAATGAATCTGGCGATAGAAAATTTTCTGGAACTGGTATTGTAACTGGAATGTCAGTAGGTGTTACTCTTGATGGTGTAACAACTAGAACTGTATCAATTCAGGGAACTGGTGGATTAACTATAGGTACTGTGTAAACAGTAATATAGTATGACTGATAATAAAATTGATTATTTTGATGGCATAAGAGATCATTTTAGTGCATTAGATACTAAAATTATTGAAGTGCCAGAGTGGGGATTAGTTGGCGATAAAGCTATTCATTGTAAACCATTTAATATGATGGAAAAGCAAAAGATTTTTAAAGGTGCTAGTAACACAGACTTATTAGTTTTGATTGATGTTATTATAGAAAAATCTTTAACAAAAGATGGTAAAAAAATGTTTACTGCTCAAGATGTATTAGGTTTTAAGACAAAAGCAGACACAAATATTATAGCTGAAGTTTCCACAAAAATAATGGGTACTGATAACAAAGATTTAGAGGACAATAAAAAAAACTAAAAAATAATGTTGAGTTACATAATATCTTTGGGTTAGCAGAAAAACTACATAAAACAGTCGCCGAAATTTTAGAAATGTCAGTTGATGAATTTTACTTGTGGGTAGCATACTTTGAAATTCAAAATGAAGAAAGAGAAAGACAAGAACGATTAGAAAGGGCAAGGCGATAAGTGGCAACTAAACAAGTTAATATAGACATCATAGCTAAAGACAAGACACGTCAAGCTATGCAATCTGCTACTAAAGGGATAAACAGAGTAAAAGATTCTGTTTTTAATTTACGCAATGCCTTACTAGGTTTAGGTGCTGGTTTTGTTGCTAAAGGTTTCCTAGATACTGCAAGAGAAGTAGAAAACCTTAGAGTACGATTTAAATTTTTATTTGCAGATGCAAAAGAGGGTGAGAAAGCATTTAAAGGTTTAATTAAGTTTGCTAGTCAAGTTCCTTTTACTCTTTCAGAAATTCAAAGAGGTTCGGCAAATCTATCGGTGGTTTCTAAAGATGCTGAAGAATTAAACGAATTATTAAAAATTACTGGTGATATAGCATCTGCATCTGGTTTAGATTTTCAAACTACTGCTGAACAAATACAAAGAACTTTCTCTTCTGGTATTAACTCTGCTGATTTATTTAGAGAAAGAGGTGTAAGAGCCTTATTAGGTTTTGAAGCTGGTGTTCAAATGAGTGCAGAGAAATCTAAAGAACATATTATAAAAGCATTTAGAGAAGGTACATTATCTGTAGTTGGTGCTAGTGATGAAATGGCTAAAACCTTTGATGGAACAATCTCAATGATTAGTGATGGATTTACTAGATTTCAAGTAGCAGTTATGGATTCATCTCCCTTTGTGGCATTAAAAACAGTTGCTCAACAAACTGTAAAAAGTATGAATGATAATTTTGGAAGTATAGAAAAATTTGCAGAAAAAGTAGGGCAAACTATTGTTAGTGTAACAGCTAAAGTATTATTATTTGGTGCTAGTGTCATAGACCAGTTCGGTGGTGTTTTTAAATTTATAGGACTATCAATAGCAAATTTAGTAAATTTTGTTAGGGGGTTACCACCACCTATGGATACTTTAGGGGTTATTGGCTTTATGATGTTAGGTGGTAAAGGAAAAGCTGGAGTATTATTAATAGCTGGTTTTATTGATGATATTAGAAATAGATTAGGATTGTTTTTAGAGGACTTTGCTAATTTTAATCAAAGTATTTTAGAAACTAGAAAAAGACTAAGATTAGTGGGAGAAGAAGGTTTTGCTAAAATAAGTGAAGAAAATAAAAATCTTTTAGAAAGTGCTAAAGAATTACAAACACCTTATAGAGAACTTGCTGAAACTATAGATGAAGCTGGTAATTCAGGTATGATAGTTTTTAAAGAGTTACAACTACAAATAGAAGAATCTAAAGCTAAAACTGGAGGTTTGACAGAAGCATTACTTGAGCAATTTAGAATATTAGAAGAAGCATTAGCTAAACATAGAGAAATGCGAGAAAAAGCTGATGAAGATAGTTCTATAAAAAAAGAAATAGAAGAAGTAGGAATGTTAAAAAAAGCATATGATGAATTTACTGGTGGTTTTATGGACTCTGTTAATGCTCAAAAAACTGGTTTTCAACAAATAAGAGATATAGGCTCACAAACTTTTGGAAAATTAAAAAGTACATTAGCTGATTTTATTATGACTGGAAAAGCTAGTTTTGGTGATTTAGCAAGGTTTGTAGTAAGAAGTTTTTTAGAAATGTTAATAGGTCAAGCAGTTAAAATGGCTTTTGCTAAGTCTTTAGCATTTTTTAAAGCAAACGCAATAGCGAAAGCTACAATAAGTGCAATTCAAAGTGTTGTAACAACAATAGCTAGTTATCCTTTCCCATTTAATGTTGGTGTGGGAGCTGGTGCTTTAGCTTTTGCTATGGGTTTTGTAAATAAAATAAAAGCATTTGAAAAAGGTGGTAGACCTCCAGTTGGAAGACCAAGTTTAGTTGGTGAAAAGGGTGCTGAATTATTTGTACCTGATCAAGCTGGAACTATTGTACCTAATGACAAGCTAGGCATGATGAATAGGCAACCAGTAACAGTAAACTTTAATATTAGCACAGTAGATGCTAGAGGTTTTAATGAGTTGTTAGTTAACAGCAGAGGAACAATAGTAAACCTAATCAATAGTGCAGTAAATGAAAAAGGCAAAATGGCAATAATATGAGTGGAACATTACCAGATACAAATTTTACAGCGATTAATTTACAAAGTAATCAAAAGACTTTATTTTCTGAAACAGATAGTGGAAAATCTTTCAGAAGGCAAGTACAAGGTCAAAGGTTTAGTTTTACAGTAAGCTATCCACCAATGAAGAGGTCAGACTTTGCTCCAATTATGGCTTTTATAATGAAGCAAAGATCAAGACAAGAAGATTTTACAATAACTATGCCAAGCTACTTAAATTCTCAAGGAAATGAAACTGGAACACTTTTAATCAATGGTTCTCATAGTGCATCAGACACCACAATAGCAATAGATGGTTTTGCTGGAGATGGTGCTGGTAGATTAAAAGCTGGTGATTTATTAAAGTTTGCACATGACAAAGTTTATATGGTAGTAGAAGATGTAACCAGTTCAAGTAACTCTGCAACAGTTACTATAGAACCACCATTAAGAACTGCACTTTCAGATAATAGTTCTGTTACTTATGACTCCGTTTCTTTTAAAGTTCATTTAACAAGTGATGTTCAAGAATTTAAAACAACAGAAAATGATAGTAATGGTAATCTATTGTTCACTTATGAGTTTGATGTAATAGAGAGTTTATAATGGCTAGAGGTTTAACAAGTGCAGTAAAAACCGAACTAGCAACTGGTATTATAGAGCCAGTATTATTATTAGAAATAGGTTTTGGAACACCAATATATTTAACAAATGCAAGTTTTGATATTACATCAAGTGTATCAGGTAGTTCAAGAACTTATTTAGCTAATGGTCATTTAAAAAGCATTACTAATGTAAGTGAAACTAATACACCTACAAAAAACACTTTAGGGATTAGTCTATCAGGTGTGGATCAAACATATATCAGTGTAGCTTTGAATGAAAATATTATTAATGATGATGTTTATATTTATAGAGGGTTTTTAGATAGTAGTTTATCTTTAATAGCTGATCCTTTTTTATTATTCTTTGGAACTATAGATGAATTTAAAGTAAATGATAATACTTCAACTGCAACTATTACTTTAACAGTTACTTCACATTGGGGAAACTTTAGCAAGATTAATGGTAGAACTACAACAGACAATTCTCAACAAAGAATTTTTAGTGGCGACAAAGGAATGGAGTTCTCAGCATTAACTGTAAAAGATATTAAATGGGGAAGAGTATGAGTATTCATTTATACAATGCTGAAAAGAAAGATGTTAAAATTGTTTGTGATTTAATGAATGAATTTAAAGAAGTGGATTTACAAGAATTAAATTACCCAGAGGTAGATCACAATAAATTAAATACTTTTATAAAAATTATGTTAGAAAAAGGTAAAATTATTTTAGTAAAAGATTTAGATTTAAACCAAGTAATAGGTTGTGCAATTTTTGGAAAAACAGAATATTGGTTTAGCAAAAGTGAGTGTATACATTTGCATACTATTTTTGTTAAAAAAAATTTTAGAAACTTTAAACTTGTAGCAACATTAGTAGATGCAATCAAAAAAGCATCAGAGGATTTACCTATTTATTTATCGGTAACAAGTGGACTAAACATAGACCCAGTATTTAAAAAATTAGGGTTTGAAAGTTTAGGTGGCAACTGGAGATTAAATTAATGTGTAATCCGTTTCAAGCAGTAGTAGACTTTGTAGCTCCAGTTGTAGATTTTGTAGGTGATTTAGTTGGAGATGCTATAGGGTGGTTAATACCACAACCAGAAATACCTGATTTTGGAGAAAATTTAGCAGAACAAACAAATAGAGGTGTATTAGTAAATAAATTTAATGCTAATGCTCACATACCAATAGTATATGGAACAAGAAAAGTTGGTGGTAATGTTGTATTCCTAGAAACTTCAGGAACAGATAATCAATATTTATATATGGCTATAGTATTAAGTGAGGGAGAAGTAAATGACATAACAGCTATATTTATAAATGATAATCAAGTTACCTGGTCAGGAGATATTGCAGATAATACACAAATAACTGTAGGAAGTGGAGATGCTAATTTTTTTAGTGGATCAAGTTTAATTACTTGCGAACCCCATTTTGGAAGTGATAGCCAGACTGCATCTTCATTATTATCTACATTGAGTTCTTGGACTTCAAACCACAGATTAAGAGGTTTATGTTACTTAGCTATTAGGTTTGAATGGAATCAAGACAAGTTTGGTTCATTACCAACAGTTCAAGCAGTAGTACAAGGTAAGAAGGTATATAATCCAAATTTAGATAGTACTGTTACTGGTGGAAGTGGTAGTCATAGAGCAGATACAAGTTCAACTTGGGAATATTCAGACAATCCTATTTTGCAACTATTAGATTATTTAAGAAACGATAGATTTGGAATGGGTATAGCAAATAGTTATTTTGACAGTAACTTTGCAGACTGGCAAACTGCAACAGATGTTTGTGATGCAAATATAACCCCTTATAGTGGAGCTAATCAGATAGATTTAATGGATAGCCACACAGTAGTAGATACATCAAAAAAAGCTATAGATAATGTAAAAGAATTTGTAAGAGGGTCTAGGTCTTATTTAAACTTCTCTGGAGGTATCTATAATATTTTAGTTGAAACAACCAGCTCTGCATCAATAACACTAACTGAAGATAATATTATTGGTGGTATATCGGTGAACAGTAAAAACAAAAATTCAAGATATAATAGAGTTATAGTAAACTTTACCAACCCTGAAAAAAATTACCAATCAGACACAGTACAATTTCCTCCAGTAGATGAAACTGGTTTAGCTAGTGCAGATCAACACGCAACTATGAAAACAGCAGATGGAGGGTTATTGTTAGAAGGGAGATTTGACTTTCCAATGTTTACCAGTCCATATCAAGCTCAAGAGATGGCTGAAATTATTTTAAGGAGGTCAAGGTCAAGTTTAGACATTAGCCTTACTGCTGACGCAACTGCATTGGATTTAGCAGTAGGAGATGTTGTAAATATTACTCACGCAACACCAAGTTTTTCAGCAAAAGCATTTAGAATACAAGGTATGAATGTAAACAGCGACCACACAGTATCTTTACAATGTTCTGAACATCAAGACAGTTTTTATACTTTTGGAACACAGCAAGAGGTTGCAAGTATACCGACAACAACATTACCAAACCCTTTTGTAATACAACCTCCAGCTAGTGTAACTTTATCAGATCAACTGATAGAATATAATGATGGAACAGTTATTGTAGCTTTGGATATTACTGTAGGTGCATCTCCTGATAATTTTATAGATTTTTACCAAGTCGAATACAAACTCAGCACAGATTCAGATTTTATAATATATGCTCAAGGCTCTGGATTAAATCATAGAGTTTTAAATGTGATTGACCAGCAAACGTATGATGTAAGAGTAAAAGCTGTAAGTACTGCTGGTATATCTTCAACGTATGTATCAGCTCAAAGGAAGATAGTAGGTGCGATAGCTCCTCCCTCAGATATAACAGATTTTTCTTGTAATGTATCAGGTCAAGAAGCTCATTTGTCATGGGAAGCTGTAACAGATTTAGATTTAGCTTTTTATAATTTAAGGTTTTCTGAAGAAACTGACGGAACTGCTGACTGGCAAAACTCTGTGGCATTAGTAGAAAAAATATCAAGACCAGCTACATCAATATCTGTACCAGTACGACAAGGAACTTATTTAATTAAAGCAGTCGATAAATTGGGAAACTTTAGTTCAAATGCAACTGCTATCATATCGAATGTAACAAGTGCAATTAATTTTAATAATATTGCTACACAATCAGAACACCCTACTTTCGGAGGTACATTTACAGATACCATTTTAATAGATGGTGCAATAGAGTTAGATAGTACAGAACTATTTGATTCTGCTAGTGGAAACTTTGATGATGATACAGATAGATTCTTTGATCAAGGAGCTAGTAATTTTGATTTTGTATCAACTGGTAACTATGAATTTGAAAATGTAATTGATATAGGAGCAAAACATACTGTAAGAATAACAGCATCAATGACACAGACCTCCGATAACCCAGACGATTTATTTGATGGAAGATCAGGAAATTTTGATGATGCTTCAAGTAACTTTGACGGAGATACCCCAGCTAATTGTAATGCTCATCTTGAAATAGCAACAAGTGATGATAATACAACATTTACAGATTTTAGAGGTTTTGTAATTGGCGAATATGAAGCAAGATATTATAAATTTAGAGTTGTTTTAATTTCAAGAGATAACGCATCAACACCAGTAGTATCTCAAGTGAGTGTAACTCTTGATATGCAAGACAGAATATTTAGTGGTAACGATATCGTTTCTGGAACAAGTACAAAGTCAATAGCATTTGACAAACCTTTCAAAACAACTAATTATGCTGTAGGAGTAACTGCTCAAGGTATGGCAACTGGAGATTATTTTACAGTTAGCAACAAGGCGATTACTGGTTTTGATGTAGCATTTTTTAATAGTTCAAATTCTGGAGTATCAAAAACATTTGATTTTATTGCAAAAGGATTCTAAAAGGAGTATAAATAATTATGGCACAACATGACATGAACATAGCAAACCAATCATTTCCTAGTTTTAGGAGTGATTTAAATAATGCTCTGGGAGCATTAAATTCCATGCACAGTGGAACATCAAGACCTAGTGGTGCAGTTGTAGGAACACTATGGTTAGATACAACCAACTCAGCTTCTAATAGTTTGGAGATTAAATTTTTTGATGGTTCAGATGATATTTCATTTGCAACTGTAGATACATCTGCTAACACTATAAACTTTATAGATAGTACTAGCCAATCAGATTTAGTAAATGATACAACACCACAGCTAGGGGGTGATTTAGATACTAATAGCAGAAATATTCAATTTGATGATGCACATGGAATTAATGATGATGATGGAAACGAACTTATTATATTTCAAAAAACATCTTCAGCAGTAAATCAATTTGATATAACAAACTCTGCAACTGGTAATCCACCAAAGTTGAGTGCAACTGGTGGGGATAGTAATATTGATTTAGATATTGAAGCTAAAGGAACTGGTCATGTAACTGTAAGAGGAAACACTAATTCTGGTGCAATACAGTTTAATTGCGAAAATAACTCACATGGTCAAATTGTGAAGGCACAACCACATTCAGCATCAGTAACAAATGAATTATTATTACCAGACGGAGCAAATTCAACTCTAGTTTCTTTAGTATCTACTGGAACATTAAGTAATAAAGTAAATATTCCAAAGACTGAAACAGCAACAATTTCTACTAGCAAAACATTAGACTTTGATACAAACCAAAATTTCATACTTACTTTAGGTTCTGGTGCTAACACACTTGCACAACCTAGTACTGAAGCTGGGAACGTAGGGCAAACTGGTATTATAGTATTTATACAGCCTTCAAGTGGTAGTGCTGGAACAGTTAGCCTACATGGTGATTATGAAACTGTAGGGGGTGCTGGTTTAACTTTATCAAGTACAAATTCAGCTTATGATGTCGTTGCATATCTTATTAAAGCTGATAATAGTATTCTTTTATCGACACCTCAACTGGCTTTTAGCTGATGGTGGCAAATGAAAAATGGTTTAGTGGTGCTGGAGCTACTGCTGGATTTTATTCATATCAGATAGAGCAAAGCTGTAGATTTGATGGAGTTGCTAGTAATTCTTATATTAATAAAACAAATGGAACATCAACAAATCAAAAAATAGGAACTTTTAGTTTTTGGGTTAAAAGAAGTATACTAAGTACAAATCAACAACTTCTTTTTACTTATGATGGTGGTGGAATAAATAGTCGATTTGTAACTTCTGATAAGCTTACATTTTCTGTTAATGCTAATGCAGAAAATTTTGAAAGTGATGGTGTTTTTAGAGATACTCATGGTTGGTATCATTTTGTATTAGCAGTAGATACAACTCAAGGAACTAATGCAAATAGAGTTAAAGTTTATGTTAATGGAGTAGAAGATACAAGTTCTGGTTTTGATGGTACAGTAACTCAAGATTCTAATTTTAGCTATAATAAAAATAGTCAGGTTTTATATTTTGGACATAATACTGGTGTTACTATACAACCTGATTTATATTTAGCAGAATTTATTGGTGTAGATGGGCAACAACTTTCTCCTACATCTTTTGGTGAATTTAAAAATGGTGTTTGGATCCCTATTGATTATTCAGGTACATATGGAAATAATGGGTTTAGATTAAAATTTGAAAATGCAAGTGATTTAGGCAATGATTCAAGTGGTAATAATAATGACTTTTCAACAAATGGACTTGGTGCAGACCATCAAGTTCTTGATAGTCCAACATTTGGGAGTTAATTAATATGGCAAGTAATGGAAATTTTTGTACTATGAATCCTTTAATGGGATTAGATGATGATGGAACTTCAAAATTAACTTTTTCTAATGGAAATTTAAGAGCAGAAAATACGGCTAATGGAATTCAAACTATGGGTACTATGGCAGTTAAATCAGGCAAATGGTACTACGAGGAAAGATATGATGCTGATGCTAATATTAATGATGCTAGATTACAAGTAGGAGTACAAGCATTAGGAAACTTTTCAGGATTATATGATGGTGAAATATATATAAAAAGAAGAAGTACATCTGCTAGATCACAGGGAACTCATGTATATTATTTAAGACCAAATTATCAAGGAGGTAAGTTATCTCACCCTACAAGTTTATCTTGGGATTATGGCAATAACGATAGTGGTTCAAGTAATACTGGAATAAGAGTAAATGCTGTAGGCGACATATACATGATAGCTTTAGACTTAGATAATTATAAATTATACATAGGTAGAAATGGAACTTGGTATTCCAATAATACTGCTGGTGCTACTGGTTCTAATACAGATATTACTCAAGTAGATGGGTGGGCTATAGAATCAACATGGCAAGGGTCTTTTTGGACACCAGTTTTATGGATAGCTGGAGCATCAAGTGGAACTGCTGGATATTTTAATTTTGGACAAGACAGCACTTTTGGAGGACAAATTTCGGCTGGAGGGAATCAAGACTCAAATAGTCTAGGGGATTTTGCCTACTCCGTCCCATCTGGTTATTTGGCTTGGAATACCAGCAACCTACCCATATCAGATGACATAGACCCAGCACAGACTGATGATAATTTTCCACAGAAAAATTTTAATACAGTTCTTTATACTGGTACAGGTTCTAGTAATGCTATATCTGGATTAGGATTTCAACCAGATTTAGTATGGTTAAAACAAAGAGGTTCTAGTGGAAGTAATATGTTATTAGATACTAATAGAGGAACTAATGCTAGACTATCATCAAATAATTCAAATGACGAAAGAACAGCTTCTTCTTATTTTACAAGTTTTGATAGTGATGGATTTACTGTTACTGGAAATGATTCTATTAGTAATGTAAGTAGTGGTACTTTTGTTGGTTGGTGTTGGAGAGCAAATGGAGGCACTACAGCTACTAATAATGATGGTTCAATAACTTCTACAGTACAAGCAAATATAAAAGCGGGCTTTAGTATTGTAACTTATACAGGGAGTGGTTCTACAGACACTATTGGACATGGATTAACTCAAAAACCTGATTTTATTATAACTAAAAATAGAGATGGTGCTTATAGTTGGACAACTACTCACAAAAGTATGAATAGTGGAGGTGAACCTGCAAATAATGGTAGAATATATTTAAATAGTACTGGTGCGTATGGTGTTGGTAATAATTTGTATGACTTTGGTTCTTTTACTAATAGTGTTTTTGCTGTTAATGGTGGTGATAATAATTTAAATGCTTCAGGTAGTGATTATGTTTCCTATGTATGGCATTCAGTTGAAGGTTACAGTAATTTTGGAAGCTATGTTGGAAATGGTAGTACTAATGGGCCATTTATCTATACAGGTTTTAGACCTCGTATGATATTTGTAAAAAGAAGTAGTACAACTGGTGGTTGGTGGGTTTTTGATTCAGCTAGAGATACTTTTAATCCAGTAAATAAATACGTTGGTTGGCATGATAGTGGTTCAGAAAGTTCTGGTAGTAATTTTGATTTTACTAGTGCTGGTTTTAAGTTACGCACTTCTGATGGTGATTTTAATGGAAGTGGTAGCACTATTATCTATGGAGCATGGGGAGATGTTCCATTTAAATATAACAATACTTTTTAGGGGGTAAATATGTGGGGATATGTAAAAGATAATAAAGTAATAGAGATTATAAGATTTCCAAGAACATTTATAGATACAGAAAATAATATAAAACACCCAAGAGCAATATTTAATACTTGGACTTGGGAACAACTAAACGCAATAGGACTTTATCAAGTTGTAGATAGTGGAACTAAAGGAGATGATAAGTTTGAATATACATCTCAGGCAACTTACACATTTAGTTCTAAAAATAAAAATATTACTACAAGCTACACGATTCATGAAAAAGATATTGAGGACTCTGAAGCTAAAGATGATGATGGTAAAAATATTTTAGATGAAGATGGAAACAAGGTTATGAATTATGGTTTAAAAACTCAAGCTATAGAGCAAACTAAAATAACAGCAAATAGCCTTATAAGTCGTTTTAGTTGGCTTGTAGAGAGATCAATATATGATAGTAGTAAAACTATACCAGATGCAGTTAAAACGTATGTTGCATCTATTAGAACCGATTGTGAAGAGATAGAAACAGCAGTTACAAATTGTAAAACATTAGATGACTTTAAGGCATTATATGATAATGAACTAAACAAAGATGGAACTATTAAAACCCAAAACAGAATGGGAAGGTGGACAGATGATAAAACAGTTAAAGAATATCTTAGGTAAAATAAAAAGTTTTTTAAAAAGAAAAAAGAAAAAAAGAGGTAGACCAACAAAGAAAAGGAAAGGCTAATGACCATAGACCCTTTTCTAGTTTGGAATATAGTTTTGTCTTTTATAGTCGTACCTTTTGGGTGGGCTTTTGGAAAAATGTTTGCAGAAATAAAAAGATTGCAAATTTTACTTAACAGAACCAGAGAAGATTATGCAACAAAATTTGAACTAAAAAACGAAACCAGAGAAATAAAAGATTTAATTTTAAGAATTGAAAACAAGTTAGATAGGTTCATAGAAAAGAATAATGGTTGAACCAGTTACAATCCTGACTGGATTGGCATTAGTTAAAAAAAGTGTCGACTTTGTAAAACAACAAATAGAAACTTGCAACGATATTGGTGATATTATTGGTCATATAGATAAAGCTATGACTGGTGAGCAACAATGTATAAAAGCAAGAGATAAATCTGGTGCTGATCCTTTTGCGATTGGTACAGTTGCTCAAGAGATAATTGACGTTAAGATAGCCAGAGAAAATTTAAATGAACTAAGAAATTTGGTCAATTTAAGGTTTGGTCATGGAACTTGGGAATTTATTTTACAAGAAAGAAAAAGAAGAATAGATGCACAAAAACAAGCTATAAAGGAAGAAAAAGCAAGAAGATTAAAAAAACGTCAAGAGATAGAAGAATATATAAAATACGGATTCATAACACTAGCAGTAATATTATTTTTAGGAGTTGCTATTGGTGTTACATTTAAGTTTTTTGTTTCGGTTTCTGATCCAGTATATGCACATGATATGGAATATGATGACGAAAGTTGCCTTGTCTATACACCGAAGTGGTGGTTAATATGTTTAAATGAAGGCAGAGAAAGAGCTGATACTGAATTATATTTAGAATATAAAAGACAACAAAATAATTGGATTATAGAAAAGGATTGAATACTCACTTATTGAATATATAATGATTAAAAGGAATTTAAATGGAACTATCTAAAAATTTTACTTTGGCTGAACTATGCAAAAGTCAAACAGCGACCAGGCATAATATTATTAATATTCCTACAGACCAGGATATTATTAATAATCTTATAGCTGTATCAAATAATATTTTGCAACCTATAAGAGATAATTTTGGAATACCATTTAGTCCTAACTCTGGTTATAGATCACCAGAATTAAATCAACTTCTAAAATCAAAACCTACTAGCCAACATTGTAAAGGTGAAGCTGTTGATATCGAAGTACCAACTATTAGTAATTTAGATTTAGCAAACTGGTGTAGTGTACATTTAAATTATGATCAGATTATATTAGAATTTTATAAAGAAGGAGAACCAAAATCAGGCTGGGTTCATATATCTTTTAGTTTAGAAAACAATAGAAAAAAATATTTATCTTTCAACGGAAAACAATATAAGGAAATGAAATAATGGCATTAACATCTTTAATAGCACCAGCTACAAAATTAATTGGTAAATTTGTAAAAGACAAAACAAAACAAATGGAACTGGCTCACGAAATAAGCACAATGGCAGAGAAACACAGTCAAGAACTTGCATTGGCTCAAATAAAACTAAACACCGAGGAAGCTAAAGGCAACTGGTTTCAGTCGTCTTGGCGACCTTTAATTGGTTGGATATGTGCAATGTCTTTAGGTATAAACTTTATGATTGTTCCTATTTGTGCTGGATTTGGAATAACTATACCCCAAGCAGATATGTCAATAATGATGCCATTGTTATTGGGTATGCTTGGTATAGGTGGTTTGAGAACTTTTGAAAAATATAAAAAAGTAGATACTAAAGGAAGTGTAGGTAAAAAATAGAAAAAGAAAAAGATTTAAAAAGAATCAACAAACAATTAATAGAATTTTTTGAAAAATACGGAAATGAAATTCCAGAGGAGGATTTATTAGGAATTGATAATGCTTGGAGTAAAATACATAATTGGTTAAATGATGAAAAAGACAATAAAAAATTTTAAAAAATATCAATATTGATTATGATAGCAAATCGGATTACAATACATTCTACTATTCAACATAAAGGAGGTTAATATGCCATATCATACTGGTAAAGGATCACATTCAAAAGGAATGAAGAAAAAAGGTAAAAAGAAGAAAAAGAAAATGGGTAAGAAAAAAAGATAGTGGTTAAAGTTGCATCAATAAAAAAATTTACTAAAGACCTTACTCCAAGACAACGCAAAACTATGAATCGTCATGCTAGACACCATAGTTTAAAACACATGAGGTCTATGGCTAATGCTATGAAAAAAGGTGCTACATTTGGTCAAGCACATACTAGAGCAATGAGGTCAGTTGGAAAATGAATGGATTTACTACAACTGCAACCATATCGGAACTTATAAACAAAAGACCTATTAAAAGAAAAAGAAAACGAACAAGAACACGCAATAAAAAGGTTTTAAGAGCCACACAGAAACTTTTAAGACTTTCCTAACACAAAATACCTACCCTCAAAAAAAACCCTAGCTTTCATTGGCTAGGGTATAGGTTTATTATTATTATGATTAAACCTTAAATGAGGAGAAATAAGGTAGTATTCATTATATAGAGCAAGTTGCAAAAATACAACAATATAAAATTTACATAATTTGACAAAAAAATGTCTGAAAAGTGTATTTATATATGAGATAACAATAATTAAGAGGAAAAAAATGAAATATTTAATAAATTTAGTAACGAAAGAAAATGGCTTTTCAGAAGTTATAGATTCTGAATTATCAACTATTCGTGATATAGATATATCTATAGTTATGAAAGATAAAGCAAAAGCAATAGAAAAAGCAAAAGAACTTTATATAAATTACTTAATAAAACAAATAGAAGGTAATAAGTCTGGAATATTTAAAGCAATTAAAGTAGTTCCGATTTATTCAACTGTTATACAGAATACAGATTGTGAAGTAGTAGATTATTCTGATTACATATATAAAAAACCTACTGTGTCATAAATATCACACTAAAAATTATTTTTGTAATTATGAAAATAAGTATTGAATAACCTAAAAATTCTGCTAGGTTATTAATAATGAAGATATTTAATAATAATAATGAAAAGGGGTTTTTTATGAAACATTTAAGAGAAAAAATTTTATTACAAGCTAAAAAATATTTTGCTAAATACGATATGGCTTGTAGTTTTGATTTTAAGTTTACTAATTACAATGATAATTCTTTGAACATAGAATTAGTTTATGGAAGTGAATTACACGATTGGATTAGAAGTAGAGAAGAATATGACACAGAAAAAGTTATGGACATATTTGGTTTTAAGAATGATGAAAATTATTCTTGGGAGTGGGTAGATACTAACAATATAACTTTATACAAGGAGAGTGCTTAATTGCACTCTTCTCTTAATAATAATAATAATGAGGATAAAATGAAAAAACATTTAAAAAATAGAATTAGTGCTATGGAACATAATTTAGAAGTAGCAAAAAAAAATAAACAATTTTCTTTAATAAAAGAATTAATTGAAGAAATTACTAAAGTGAAAAAAGTTTTAAAAGAGAGTGTTTAACAGCACTTTCCTACTAATAATAATAAGGAGAAATAAATGTATTTACAACTAACAACCGATTTTATAAAAGCTAGAAAAAAATTAAAATTAAAAGATGGAAGAAACATCTGCTGTGATAAAAGAATATGGAAATTATTATGGAGAGGTTTTTCACCAGAAGATGTTTATAATATAGTAATGGAGCAGTTTATGTATTGGGATAATGCTACATATTGGAAAGAAAAAGAATCTAGAAAATCTGGATATTATTATCCAAGTAATTATTCTTTTTATGGTTCTGGTAGTAACAGATATAAAGATTATTGTTACAAAGTAATTAACCTAAATGCACATTTACCAAACTAGGAGAGTGCTTAACAGCACTTTCCTTTTCAATAATAATTATGGCAAGGAGATAT